AGCCGAAACTAAGTTGTTGATTGACTCAGCAGCGGTGTAATAAATATTCTTCTTCGCTCTATCTCCTTTATCTACATTGGTTAGCCATGTGGCTTTGAAGGACATTTTCGCAGCAATCGCTTGCAGACGAACAATCTCCACTTGAGCAACATTGAGCGGAATGTCTGGCTTAAGAATTACCTTAGCAATAAAGGTAAGTGCTGTAGTCAGTTCCTCGTCATTCATGTAGTCAGCAATCTCTGTAAGACCATTAACCATATCAATTGTTGTTTGTTGTTGTTCCATTTTGTTTCCTTAATGTTGTAGTTCTATTATACACTATCAGGTGGCAGTTGGTCAAGTATCATTTCTAACAAGGACAACTCAACAACAGCGAGGCGAGTCTTGATTCCTGAATCGCCCAGTACGACAATAATGACAGGGTCATTCCCATTGCGAATAGCATCAGTAGTAGCCTTAGCCCATACCTCTTTGTTAATTGTAAAAGACTTACCAACTTCTTTGAAATCGGCTGTAAAATTCCTCCAGGTAGCATCACCTTTGTGGGTGTTCCTACCAGAGTTCTTGTGTTGTTTGGCATCAATACGCTTAGACTCACTACGCTCACTCATAATCCTTCCTAGATTTCTTTGTATTTAATTTTACCACACTTAAATGTTTGTCGGGACACATCCATGTAAGTTCCTTCTCTTCTGAATATGAACGTAAAGTTTTTACCTCTACCTTACAAGTGTGGCAACGAAAACTACCAGGATAGATAGTGTACTTACCCATTAGTAACCTTAGCCTTAATTTCGTCTTGCAAGTCTAAGTCTTCTCGTACTCGTGCTACGAACTTATCCCTACCCTGCAACTTAGTACCGTCAGGAAGGATGTACCAGGCTCCTGTACGCTCCACAATGCCCATCATCTCTGCGGTATCAACCAGGTCTCCAATGCTGTCTACGCCCACGTCACCACGGAAATAGAAGTCATATTCGCCAGATTGGAATGCTGGTGATGTTTTTGAAAATTGAATCTCCCAACGAACCTTGCGACCAATCTTTTCTTCAATGAGTTTATCCCCTACAGGAATCTTACCCTTGATTGCTTGATTGTCTGACTCAGAACTAAACAGTTTAATTACTGTTGATGAATAGAACTTGGTAGCCTGTCCACCTGTTGGCTGTTGGCTTGTATACATAGCAGAGATGTTGTTACGGCTCTGACTAATTAGAACGAATAGAGTTGGCTTTACTTTGTTATTAGCATAGTTAAGCATCTTCCATGCGTTACTGAAGTCACGAGATTCTGCACCAATCTGCTTGGTATTCTCCAACTGTTTGAGTTCATCCGAATCCTTCTCAAAATAAATAGCAGGTAGAAGTGATGTGATAGAGTCTACTACAATCAGGTCTACGCCAGCATTCATTAAGTTAGTTCCTACGTCCACCATCTCGTTAATTGTGCGAGCCTGTGATACGATTAGGTTATCGGTATCTACCCCAAGAGCCTTAGCCCAGTCTTCAGAGTATGACATTTCGGCATCAATCCAAGCACATAATTTCCCCTGTTCCTGTGCTAGTGCAATCATCTGCAGACAAAGTGAAGACTTTGCAGACGACTTGCTTCCCCAAATCAATACCTGACGACCATATGGTAGTCCACCATTTAATGCACGGTTAAGACCAAAACTAGGTGTAGGTTGATATGTAGTCTCAAACCCTGCACCATTCGACAGACGCTTGCGAATGCGTGGGTCTAGTTGTGCCATTGCTTCTTCGAATGTGGTCATTACTTGATTGCCCCCAACTTATCTGGCTTATACCCAGACCAAGTTTCTGTATCGGTTACTACAATTGGTGCTGCCTTGAACCCCTGATTAACAAACTCAACTAACTTCTCATAGTTTTCATCTGATTGTAGATTTTCTACTGTGTACTCAATGCCTTCTTTATCCAAGAACTTCTTGGTCATTTCACACTGAACACAGTTTGGATTTGTATATACTGTTACTGACATTAGAATCTTACTCCGTGCTTCTCTGGGCGTGTCTTGTTAAACCCAGTCTTCTCTTCTAGGGCATAGTCAAGTGACTTAGTTAGATAACCAAGGTCAACCATACCTGCGTATAGGTCAAGTGTGCGGATTAGAATATCTGCAAACTCTGCAGCAATTTCATCCTCGCCCTTGTCTTTACGAATTGCTTCCATTACCTCAGTAACTTCAGACACAATCATCATCAATTGCTTGGTGATAAAGATATCTGTCTGCTCTGCGGTAGCATCATCAATTACTTTCCAGAAACCCTTTTTAACTGCGGTTTCATGCAGTTCCATTGCTAGTGCATCAAACATTGAATACATCCTCCATAATAGTTGTTCCGTCTTTAGTTTTACCCAAAGAGAATTTATAAACGTTACCCTCGTCAATCTTCATGTAAGCCTTTGAAAAGGCTGTAGGAAAGACTGTAACGCTGTGTAGGTCACGGCTGGCATCAGCCAGGACCAATGAAGCCATCTTCTTACCTGCTTTGGTAACTCGTGGCTTGAATGATACCACATATAGTTCATCATCCTTGTATGGCAACTGTCGGAAATTAAGAATCTTAATTAGTGCCGAAGGGTTGCCCTTAATTTCGTCTGCTGGAATAGCAGTTACAATTCGGTTATCGCTTGCGAGGATGATGTATGTTCTACCTGCTTCGATTGTAGTCTGTTCATCATCAAAGATGCCAGTGCTACCAGTCTTATCTAGTAATTCTACTCGTGACCATCCCTTGCCACGCTTTATACCCTTGACCATTCCCATAAGAACATAAGCACCCTTCTCTTCATACTCTTCTACATCATTGATGAATGCGTGGTAGTGTGACGGTACAGACATGTTGAACTCTGGAAGGTTGAGATACTCGTACAGGTTCTCTTTAACTTCTTCATCATTGCGTGGATTGTCTGGGAATGTTGCTGCTCCAATTACCTTGAGTGCTTGCAGGGCACGAGAGTTTACTCCGTTACCTTTACCAAAAGTGAACTCTTCCAGTTCCTTGTATGAGTTAAATGGACGAGCAGACATATACTTACTGGCAATGTTATCACTAATAAACTTAATAGATGATAGACCAAATCTAATACCTTTGCCCTCAATCTTAAAGTCAATGTCAGAGTCATTAATGTGTGGCAACTTGACTGGGATGCCCATACGCTTTGCTTCAATCAGGTACTCTGTGCGAGCATCTTTATCGCTCTCGTTCTTGAGCAATGCAAACATGAACTCAATTGGGTAGTAATACTTTAGCCATGCAGTCCAGTAGGAAACGGTTGAGTAAGCCACAGCGTGAGACTTGTTGAATGAGTATCCAGCATGAGCCTCAAAGTCTGTCCAGAGTTCTTCTGCAACTTCTGGGCGTAGGTGTTGTGAAGCACCCTTTACAAAGCGTTCCTTGAATACGTCAAACTCACGAGCATCTTTCTTCTTACCGATAATCTTACGAACCTTATCAGCCTCAGCCATTGTCATACCGCCAAGTTCTGTACAGGCTTGCATTACCTGCTCCTGATATAGAATACATCCATAAGTATCTACGGTGAATGGCTTCATCAGTTGGTGGTGGTAAGAGATGTTCTGCTTACCATGCTTGCGAGCGATGTAGTCTTTACCAATGGTATTCATAGCACCTGGGCGAACCAGAGCGTTAGAGGCAGCCAACTCGTTAAAGTTCTTGACACCCATTTTGACTAGCAGGTTCGTATAAGGTGTGGCTTCACACTGGAACACGCCCTTAGTGAATCCGTCAGATAGCATACGATAGACATTTGCATCTTCCATATTGATAGCGTGTAGGTCAATCTTGGTTCCTGTACGTTCTTCAATAATCTTAGTAGTGTCTTGAATAACAGACAATGTCTTTAGACCCAAAGCATCAATCTTGATTAGACCAATCTTTTCTGCTTCTTCCATGTCTACTGCTACTACAGGGATACGTTCTTTGCTACCTGGGGCTGTGCGAGTTTCTAGTGGAGCAAACTTGAAGATAGGCTCTTTAGAAGTTACAACACCTGCAGCGTGAATACCAGTACCACGAATGCGACCACGAAGTTGTTCTCCATACTGCTCAATCTCTGGATACTTCTCACGGAACTCTGCAGTTGACTTTGATGTTAGATAGTCATCCCAGTCATCAACAAGTTTAAGAACTTTATTAACGTCTGCTAGTGGAATGTTAAGAACACGAGCAATGTCACGAACCATACCCTTACCCTTGAACTCAAGGAACGTAGCAATAGAAGCAACGTGACGATACTGACGAACCAAGTAGTCCTTTACATCTTCTCGTCGTGAGTCCTGGATATCTGTATCGATATCTGGAAAGTCATTACGCTCTGGGTTGATAAAGCGGAAGAACAGAAGACCATGTTCGATTGGGTCAATATCTGTGATGCCTAGAGCATAGCACAGTAGAGAGCCAGCAGCAGAACCACGACCTGGACCTACCATGATATCTTCTTTCTTAGCCCAGTTAATCATGTTACGAACGACTAGGAAGTAAGGACCAAAGTTCTTATCCTTGATAATCTGAAGTTCTTCATCTAGACGGTCTAGGTATTCCTGCTTGTCAGCAAGGTTACGTTCTGCAAGACCAGCCAGAGCAAGTTCACGAAGTTCTTGGTCTGGGTTCTGGTACTGAACAGGTAGCAAGTCTAGGTGGTCTGGTAGGTTATAGTCTTCAATCTGGTCTGCAATGTCAATGCTATTCTGGTACATATCCTCACGGTCAATACCCTGCTTGAGCATAGCGTTACGCATCTCTTCGTCAGACAGTAGGTGAATCTCAAAGTCTTTGAATGACATTTGACGGTCTGCACCATATAGGTAATCCAACTTATCCATAAGATTATCGTAGTCTTGAGTGCCAGCGAAGTTTGCATCGCCCTGAACCTTGTTAGAGTATGTGTTTAGGATTAGTTTAAGTTCCTGAATGTCACGCTGGGTTGTGTCTGCGTGGTGGCAGTCTGGAGTGATTACAGGCTTGATACCAAACTCGTCAGCAAGTTCAAGTAGCAACTTGTTTACTTCTGCTGGGTTATGTGGCATTACTTCAATGTAGTAGTCGTCACCAAAGGTTTTCTTAGCCCACTGGATGTGCTCTTTGGCTACTGCTAGGTTATCTGCTTCGATAGCCTTGCATAGAAAGCCTGATAGACAGCCTGAAGTAATCACTAGACCATCCTTGTACTTCTCTAGAATCTCCCAGTCCATACGAGGCTTCTTGAAGAAACCCTCAGTCCAAGCAAGTTCATTCAACTTGTTAAGGTTCTCTAGACCCTTAGCATTCTTGGCTAGGATAATAAGGTGATTGTAGTTTAGGTTGAGCAGGTCAGTCTTGTCCTTCTCGTCATGGTCAAAGCGGTCTTTACAGATGTACCCCTCAACGCCAAGAATTGGCTTGATACCTGCAGCCTTAGCAGCACGATACATCTCTCTGTGTCCTGACAGAGAACCGTGGTCTGTGATTGAGATAGAAGTCATACCTACAGAAACTGCTCTATCTACATATTCCTGTGGTGTTGCAATACCGTCAAACAGGCTAAAGTGCGTGTGGACGTGAAGTGGAGCGTAACTGCTCATTTTTTCCTTAGTGTCTTGTAGTTGTTAGGTTATAAGTATAGTGCATCAGAGTGTTCTTGTCAAGTGTGGAAAGTGGGGGCAGGGCTGTCATTCACCTACCCCCACAATCACTAGTTATTACCAGTCAATGTTGCTGGATGTTGCTGAAGTTGTTTCGAAACCAAAGTAGAAGTTCTCCTGGTCCTCGTACTTAACTTCACGAACGACTTTCTCAAGGTCAAAGGTTTCCAGTTCGCCCCACTTGTATGGTTCGGTGTCTGGCTTGGTTGGAAGCAAGGTGTAGTTGGTTTCAGTTCCCTGACCATTACGCTTAATTTTCCACTCAAGGTTTGAGATTGAGCCAGTTTCGATTGCGTACTCACGCAAGTTACCGAATGCTGACTGCTTTGAGATACCCTGTGACCAAACAGCCACATAAGGTGCTTCGGTTCCGTCGTCGATGATTACGTTACCGTACCAACGTAGACGTGAACGCCATCCACCCTTTGGCTCCTTGCGAGCCATCTCACAACCGTAGCAACGACCTTCTGAATCGATGGTACATGCTGCCTTACGCTTGTAGTCCTTTGGGTTGGTGTGTTCAGCAATAACCACGGATAGTCCACGGTCCTCGCTGAAGTTTGCTGATTCGCTGTCAAGTTCCTCAACGAAACGAATCTTTGCAGCCTGTCCGTCAGCCAACTTGACCCAACGAACCTTCTGTCCTGTGTTTTCGAATTTTGGCTTATCCATTAGTGCACTGATATCTTTTAGCCCTTTAATTACGCTCATATTATTTTCTCCTATGTTTTCTAGCGGATATCTAGTTTAGCATACTAGCGATGGTCTTGTCAAATGTTTCTTCAAGATTTTTTATCGCATCGTCCGACATGTCACCGATATCCTTGTATTGTTTATCTATTTTAATTACAGTAACACGAGAACCTAGTCGTTCCACAATCTTGTCCTTCATGTTACCGCCAGCCTCGTCATTATCAGCAATGACAATAATGTTATTGAAATATTTCTGAAGCAAGTCTGTTTGTATCTTGGATACGTTTGCACCCAATGTTGCTACTGCAGGAAACCCACACTGGTCAAGTCGAATGGCATCAAATGATGATTCAACTACATAGACTTTACCAGCACTCTTCACCCTGTGCAGATTGAATAGGACCTTGCTCTTTGGCAGTCCTGGTGTATTCTTGAATTCCTTACCCTCAACGGAGCGTCCCACAAACCCCACAGAAACGCCGTCAGGCGAGTGTACAGGGATTGTAACCATATCCTGCTTCTCAGAGTACCCTAAATCAAACTTACGGATTGATGCCTCGTTTATGAGCCTTCCTGAGTAGTATCTCATGGCTCGTGGAGACTCTAGTGCCTGTGCACTTAGTCGTTTGATTAGCAGTTCATCATATGGCAGGTAGTCTGGCTTGCTTACTAATGACTGATTGATTTGATAAGATAGGTCAGTCTCTGTTTCTTTAGACTTGATGTAGCGTACTGCCTCAAAGTAGGTACGACCAGAAGTATGCATAATTAAACTAGCAAGGTCACAGACATGCTGACATGAGAAGCAAAAGAAAAAGCCAGATTTTTTGTCTACTTCGCCAGCAGGTGAGCGATAGTTATTGTGGAATGGGCAGAAGATGATGTAGTCAGAGTCTACTTCTGATTCGACGTTGATTCCAGACCCATTGATAACTCTTTTAATTTGCTCTTGTGAGTAGGAACTAGTAGTGTTCCGTCTATTCCCATTATGCATTCTGATTTCTTCTTTCCTAAATATGTTGCGTATAGCGTTAGTGTAAATTCAAAGTATTCTTTTGTACTGTTATATTTTATCGTAAATTGTGGGTCTATGTCAAGTCTTGGCACATACCCCAACTCACGCATCTGTAATGTTTGTAGTCTTTCTACCTCAAGCCGAATTCTACTGATGGCAGCATCATCTTTAATGATACCTTCAACAGTAAAAGTTTTAATAGACTTGTGATGTAAATGTTCCACATTCCATTATAACTAGTTTTCTTCATAATCCTTGTATTTATACCAGCCCTTGTCAAAATCTACCTGCACTAAGAACTCGCCCATAAATCCGTTACGGTTCTTGCGAAACACGCATTCTAGAATGTCAGAGTTGGTGGCACGACCAAGTGCCAGAACCCAGTCAGCATCATATGCAATCTGGCGTGACCAAGCGGTTTGACCCAGGGTAGGCACAGTGTCTAGTTTATTTACATCGTCTGGCGTAGCGGATGAAATGGCAATGATTGGCATCTCTTCGCTAATAGCCATCAACTTGAGTTCACGAGAAAGATTCTTCATACGAACAGTTTCATTGTCAGACTTCTGGTTGGGCGACATAAGTTGTAGGTAGTCTACGATAACTAGGTCTGGCTTATACTGGTCAATCTTACCACGAATAACTGATGGTGTAACTTCCCCACCAGAATCGTTAGAGATGATGTGGAACTCTGGCTTTCCAGCAAGTTCCTTCTTGTGCCAACGCTTTAGGTCTTCAATCTCTACCTGACCGTTGCTCAACTTGCGGTGTGACCATAGACCTTCGCCCATAATAGCAAATACACGGTTACGAACTTCTGTCTCCGACATTTCAAGTGAGATGATTAGTGGGGACTTGCCCTGCTTCCATGCCTGTACCGCCATGTAAAGAGCAAACCAAGACTTACCAATACCTGGGTAGGCAAGGAAGACACCCAACTGACCTGGAGTAATGCCAGCAGGTAGGTAGTTATCAAAGCCTGGCAGACCAACCTTGATACCGATAGAGCCTAGTTCATTCTGACGAGCAAGGTTCTCAAAGTAGGCAACAGCAGAATCAATATCAGTAGCATCAATGTCACGAATAACAGCAGTATTCTTCTTTAGTTCGGAGGTCTTCTGGATAAGGTCTTCTAGTGCCTTTGTACCCTGACCAGACTGCACCTCGGCAGCAGTAGAGCGTAGAACATCTTTTAGGCTATCGTTTAGAAACTCTGCCTGTAGTTCTTCTAGGTGATACTTAGTAGCACCAATGCCATCTACAGGAGCAAAGTCACGGAACTTATCCACCACGAGAGAGACTGGTGGCACTGTGCCATTGGCTTCAGAGTAGTTACGAATGAACTGCCAGATATCATTATGAGTTCTAAGAATATTTTCCACGTTTGCTTGTAGCAGGACGTGAACCTGCTTGTCTGCTAGAACAGCAGAGATTAGTTTTGATTCTGTATTATTCATTTAGCCACTCCTTAGCCTTTGCTCGGCGTTCGGCTCTCTCCTTAAGGTCTTGTTGTAACTGGTTTCTACCGTCAATAATTTTATCGGCATAGTTTGCAAAGTATTTCCATGTTGGTGATTGTGCTGCTTCAAAATAGTATTCCAGTAGGTCATAGCATTCTGGCATACCATAAGACTCAATGAGTGCATCTGCAGCCCATTGCTCTACATTTAAATTTAGTGAAGGCTTTTCTTCGTATCTTACAGTATGTAACTTACTGTAGCGACTGAGCAAAGCCATACGGTCTTTGCGTTCAGCCATTATTTATTGTCTGCCTCTTCTACTGACTCACGGACTTTTTCTGCGAGTTTCTCTTCTACAAACTTGTAGACACGCTCAAAAGCGTCGTTGGTGTTCTCGCCTTCACGCTTGTTGTCTGCAACTGAAATATCAATGCGTAGCGATTGAAAGTTGCCTAGATTGAGGGTATATCCTAGACCCACTGTTACTTTGGTGCTGTCGTTTTCCATATCTCTCCTAATGGACTAAATTGATTCGGACCAGATTGGGATAAATCTTCCGTCTTCTGTCCTTGTATATGTAAGTATACCATCTCCCATACGTCTTGTCAACTCTTGTTTTGAAGGCGTTACATCGTTGGTAATTAAACCATCTTTACGAGGTCTACCAAAGTGGTATGATGCTAGTATATCACGAAGTTCACGAACTTGCGACTCTGAATAATAACTTCTTACTTGCCATGCCCTGGCTCCGCCCTTCTGTGCCCCCATAGGTTCTGGGATAACGCCACGTTTAACTAATTGTGGCATATACTTTTTATGTCTATTTACTAGGGCTGCTGTTTGACCAACAGTGTAGGCACGTTCCCTACTCTTTTTAAAATCACTAATAAGACAACTTTCAATCTGGTCTTTTGTAATATTATAAACAGACATAATTCCATTAGATTTATTTAAATGATGGACACGGACAAGGTCGCCATTTAAAAACCAAACGTTCTTATTTCCAGGGATAATTGGTGAAGAGTTATACTCTTCCATTGTCTGGGCAGCCATTATACTCCAACAGCAATAATATTCAGGTCAACTGTTGTTGTTCCCTTGTCGGTAAAGACTACCTTGTAGTATACCGCTGAACTATCTACACCTGTAATTGTTACAGTAGCATTTACGTTAGTGGTATTTTTAGATACTAGCGTTGCAGTAACAACTGGGGTTTGTGTGAATGTGGTTTTAAATGGAATAAAACCAGTTAATGGATTTTTGGGGTCCACAGGCTGGCTAGTAATAATGTTAATGCTTTGTGCATCTACGTTTAGATTACTAGTATTTACTGTTGGATATGGTACTGTTCCAATTTTAACATTTGAAGAGCCTACAGTAGTGATTGCACTGTTAATGCTAATTAAAGAGTTAACAATATCGTAAATGTACTGTGTGTCAATTGGTTGACCATTGCTTGGTAATGAAGGTACTTGTGCCATATTTTAATTATACCATATTAGAAGCGTAAGTTGGTAATGATTCCATTGGTCAGGGCAGTTGTACTTGCAACAACAAAAGATGTAGAGTCTGTATAGTCTGCATAAGTAACTAATCCACCACCCATAGACCCACCGCTATTGGTAGCATATACTCTTCTACCATAATCAATGCTTGAGCCTGAAATTGCAAAAGGCATTCTTACTACCGATGCTGTAAATGGTGCAACTGTTGTAGCACCAGATATAACGCCAAAACCGCCATAAAAAGTGCTATAAGACTTTGGAACAGACAGCAAAGAATAATTTGATAAATAATCTCTAGACAAGTTGGATGCATGGAGCATTGGCTGAACTTGAAGTGGCATAGACCACTGAATAGTTTGAGTTACTGCTCCAGCAAGTGTTATTACCAAATCGGTATTATCTGCAACAAATGTCACATAGCCAGTACTTGTGTGAGTGACTGGAGATGTTCCAATTGCATCGGTAGACACTGTAATAATATTATTAAAATAGTCTATAGCACTAATAGTAGCCCCACTACCAAAAGCACCATCACCATCAATTTTTCTGAGTGTCATTCCTACGGCTAAACCAGAATACAAAACATCTTCGTTTAGCGTAAATGTAGATAATCCAGCGGTCAGGGTGGTAGTAACAGTATTAGAGTTACTTGTTCTTTTAAATGTATAACTATTAGATGAAGTGGTTCCTGCATATTCAAAATCAGAATATGAGTTGTATTTAAAAACGTGCTTCATTGTTCCAGCAGTCCAGGTCTGGTTTGATTGAATATTAAAAACCGTAAGTGTTCCATTAGTGCTTGTTCCACTAACAATAGTAAAGTAATTTCCTGCTGCACCACCACCAGATGCAATGGCTCCTGTTGTAACAATGTTGCTAGACATTGTTATTCTTGCAGGGCTTCCCAAAGAATTCATTCTGTTATAGTAACTTCTTAATGTATTTGCAGCATTTTGTGCCCCAGTTCCTGTCAGGGTTAGGGTTCCTGAGTAAAGTCCACCACTTGGTCCAGTTGCTGCAGAGAGCGTAGCGGTTGGGTGAACATAGTTAATTGTAAACCAAGATAGAAAAACATCAAAATTTTTAACATTTAGTGATGGTGGTGCTACCCAAGAATATTTAAATAGGTCTACATCTGGACTTGCACTGGCATCTGATTGTGCAGTAATTCTTTCTACAGCACTTTGAAGCATTTTAAGTGTTGGGTCACCATAAGTATATGCAGAGATTGGAGATGTTCTGTCTGAAGATGGAGTGTCAAAACCATTTGTTTTGGCAATTTGTAACGCACCGAAAGCAGTTCCATACCTTGAATTATAAAACGCTAGGTCATAGACTGGAGACCATTCTGAAATCTTTGTGCCATCTGCTGACTTTATTCTATATCTTAATGTTATATTGCAACGGTTTGAACTATTTGAACGTGAACTTATTACCTTAGTGACAGAAAAAGCATCGATATCTTTAATTGGAATAATAACTTTTTTAGTATTAGAGACCATCTGACATTCCTAAAGTAATTTTAAATTCAATTAGGCTTTTAGTTCCAGAATCTTTAATGATTGGGCTACCTTGTTGAACTACAGTATACCCAACTAAACCATACAATGGATTAACATTAGATTTATTTTCAAACTTGAGTGAGTCAAGGAGAATAGAATAATCGCTAGTCGCTGTTCCACTATAGTTTTGTGCTGTTTCTACGCTTGCATACAACCTTACAGAACGAACGTCTGTCCACTTGAAACCAGATGTTACTGATGAAAATAGTGTTGAAATATTTGAAACTGTTCCAGCAGTAATTGCAGCAGTTGCAGAAATAGAAACGCTTGTTGAACTGATTACCGATACTACTGTAACTGTTCCTGTTCCAAAACTACCAGAATTTGTAGTTGCTGTAATTTTAGAACCTGCTACAAGACCTTCTGTAGAGGTCATTCCAGTAATAGTAGCAGTATATGGACCAGCACCAGATACCGTGCCAATTGTTCCGACTGTTGAAATAACTGTTGGGTCACCCAACTTTAATGAGGAAACGTGATATCTAGTATTTGTTCCACTAGTCAAGGTTGTAGCATCTGAAATTCTAAAGTGATATTTAGCACTATCATTTCCATTAGCACTAATAAACTGAAACATAATATTTGCACTCTTGGGCGTGGCTGTTGGTGTAGTCAATTTATTAATAATTGAAAATGCTAACCTTAACTCATCGCTAGATGAGTTTTTACTTAGGTCCACTCCAAAATTAGACAAAGAAATATAGTCACCAGTGGCAGTAAGTGCTGCTGTAAACTCTGACAGGTTTCCTGCAACAATTGTTGTATCATCAAGATATCTGGCTTTTTCATTTCTTATTGGTCTAGTATCTTGGTCAAATAAACTATTATTGGCGTTGGTTTGAAACGCCTTATCAGTTTTGATGATGTCTCCATTAGTATTGGCAATGACAGAATAGTATGGAATATCTGAATATGATAAGGTAGTTCCATTAACATATTGCCAAACTTCATTTTGAGTAAAATCAGATAGTATACGACTGTCAGAGCCTGTTACGAATGTATTAGTTCCTGTCGGGTATAAACCAAATTCAGTAATTAAATATCTTTTTTCTGTTGGTATTTCTGCGGTAAAAGCAACTTTTTTAACCATTGCATTAATTTTACCCAAACCAAATACTGTATCAAGGTCTACGACTGGCAATGATTGTGTATTATTTAGTACAATATAACCGAATGTTGGGTCAAGGTCTACTACTGTATAGTATCCATTAAAATTAGTATTTGGGTCTCCTCCACCGTTAACATATTCTGAAGCATAGGAAATTTCTATACTCTGACCCACATAATATACATTTTCTGTTACATATAAAAACATTAGGTTTGGTGTACCGCCATCGACGACCAATCTAGTTGGATATGACACTATTGGTTCAACAATTTGACTTCTTGAAATAATTGGGAATCTGCCAACTTCAAATTGCAACTCTTGTCTAGAAAGGTCAAAATTTGAATTGGCAAAGTTTGGGTCTGCACCAATGCCAATGGCAACGTGAGAGGCAAAAGAACTGGTTTGTCCAGTTAAAAATTTAGCAATTATGTCTCTACCAGTTAATGTAATCATATTATCTAGTCAATTATACCACAGTCAATTTAGTAATCATACTTATCGACATACGGTAAAATCTCTACCTCCACCACCTCATCAGCAAAAATATCATTCAGTTCAATGACAATGTTTTTATAGTCTGCATCGATATATACTTTTGGATTATTTTGAATTAGATATGTGCTTGCAGAATCATCTTCTGGCAATACATACTGACTCAAAACAATATCATATTTATTTAAATTACTTAATATTCCGTCTGATAACGGCAAAATATTTGCAGAACTATACCTGTTATTGATATCTGCAATATTGCTGATTGGTAATGATGTACTGCTTGTAAGCAAATCATTTGGTGATGAATTGATGATTTCTTGACCACCAATATCATTAAAGATTGCACCAATCATATAGTCAACTGGGACCTGCTGTGTTTCAATAAATAGATTTGATGTAGCAATTTTTACAGAATCTTTTTTATTATATCCAAGATTTTGTATCTTGGGTGGTTTTGCTTTGTTTGCCATATTACACTACCTCACTTAAATATAATGTCATTTCTGGACCGTCTCCAGAACGTTGATAATCAATATGGTATACCACAAATCTTGAATTTGGCAATTGCTGTACGTTATCTGCAACATAATCTATTGTAACAATATCTCCAAGTTGAATCATTGGATTTGCAAAAACTTTCATGCCCACAGACTTTTTGGGGACCATTACTTTAGCAACCATCCAATCCATTAATTTTGTTGCCATATCCTCATTTTGTAAATAAGTGCCACTAATTGAAAAGTCGTGTTTACCATATGTGTTTCGACTATTTTGAATATCTATAAATTTGTTATTCAAAGAACTATAGTTTGCATAATCATTTAGATTGCTTGTCTTCAAGAAATACTCATCGACCGATAGGTCGTGTGAGGATTGTTGGGTGAATGTGATACCCTGGATTCTAAGATAGTTTCCACTTGTTTCATCAAGGCTTAATGCAAAATCTGTAATATTGAAAATTAAAAATTCTGCTCCATATGGGTTAGACCTAAAACCAGAAACTAAATAACCTTGTCTATCATTAAACGTTGGAGAAATTTTAGAATATAGGGCAGGATATGCTTTATCATATCTAATATTGAAGTATGCACATTCTCGCATAATTGTTCCAAATTCTTCGTAATACACCTTGTGTTTGTTTTGACCATTAGCACTAATACCGCTTAGGAATAGGTCAATTACTGTTGGGTTTACTAAGTATTTTCTATATGCGTCGCCATCAAAACTTTGTTCTTTTACCCCCAGAGCCTTTGTCATTGGAGAGTTAGATACTTCTAGTTGCGACTTTCTAGTATCTTCAATACTATATACATGTTCAAAGATGCATCTTCCACCACCCCTTACAAAGAGTGCCATATTTTTAGTTTTGTTATCAACCAATGGAATAGCATCTGTATCTGTTACTGAACCAACCAATACATTGTTAATGTATAAAAAGAATCTGCGTTGCCACTTATTTCCAACCTTGTTTAACTCTTCTGTTTTAACACATAAATCATAGATTGTAGAATTTGTTTCACCAACAATTTTCCCCATTCCTGTAAACAAACCATCATCAACTAAGACTGGGGTAGAGCCAAACCAAAGAGTGTACGGAACTGCACTATTGTTTGTTGAGTCATACATCACTTTGTAGAAATAAACATTTGGTATGGACTGTGCAGATTCGGAAGTGTTACCCTGGTCTGAAATTGTGCTACTAGTTAAAGCAACCAATTCAAAATAATATCCAACGTTATCGTTACTAGAAGTATTGTTTAGATTAATTGCAATACCTCCGCCAGTACCACTTACAATATATGAATTTTGTGATGTGGTAATAGTGTCAATTGCGTCTGCTCCAAGCGGTAATTGTTTTGCTTGTGTTGAATCATTAGTTGCATTTTGTTTTCCAAGAATTCTCATTCTAGTTCCAAAAGTATTAGCAGATGGTGTAATAGAGGAGTAGTCTTTGTAAACATATGACACATTATCGTTTGAATTTCCTGTTTTAGATTTAACCCCATTAATGATTAATGCTGATGCTTGGATGCTTCCATTGGGAGTTGATTTGTCTAAAGACTTAGAACTACTAGACTCTGTTAGTGTTGCTGTATTAAACATATCTTTGACTGTGGTTTCAACTACTGGTTTTTCAGTTAGGACTGGGGTAGCCCCACTAATAGTAAGATTGTGCAACACTCTGTTAGTGACTGTAACAGTTCCTGCAGTCCCTGTAAGATTTTTTGTTATTGTAAAACTCTTGCCATCTGTGGCTACAGTATCTACAAGTGTTCCAGATGGAACGCTTGAACCTGTGACTATCCAACCTTTTTGTACACTACCTGTTGTGCTTACTGAGTTTAAGGTTACTGTCTTTTGTCCTGAAGCACCTGTGCATCCAGTAAATGTATAAATAACTTGGTCATATTGATGACTATCTTTAAACATCCATTTTGATTCCATTTTAAATGCCACAGCCTTTGTGCTGTCTAGCCATTCATTATTTGCATCAAGGATTGTGTGTTTGACTGGCTTAAGACCGCCAGTTGCAATGTCATATATTCCAGTACCAAATTGCATGCGACCATGTTTTGCAACAGCACCTTGCTTAACAGAACCATCCAGGTTATAATCTGGCTCTGCATAAATTTTTACTCGTCCTGTTGGAAATAATTTGCCATTAAATGGAAGTTTAGCAAAATACTTTTGATAATCATTTACATCTTTTACCCAAACATTGTGTGCAACAGTGGTGGCATCAAAGGTAACCGTTCCTGTGCTACTATGAAGTGAAGATACAGTAATTGTATTTTTTGATGTGTCTACTGCAGTAACAACTGGATTAGAGCCAAAGATACCAGTTCCCCCTGTTTTTGTGATAGTTTGACCAACTGTTACGTTGTAAACATTTCCTGATGTAAGGGTTATGGTATTGGTATTTGCAGTAATGGATGCTTGCATTCCTACAAGTTTGCTACTTTGAATTGTATGCTCTACCCCATCATATTTAATAATTTCTCCATTTGCATATAGGTAGCCTTTATAACGTGTTAACCAATAAATGGACTGACCAAAATCCATAATGTTGTTTTGAATTACTCCATTTGAATCAACTATTGGTAACGAATCTGTAAGTTCTGAATTTAATGCTAAAGCACTTAATACATAACTAGACTGATTGCCAACCTCATCATTTGTTGGTCTTAATGCTTCTGTGCCAGAAACTTCCCAAAGCAATACAGGCTTATATTTGTACGACTGTGCATTGTTTAGCAATGATGCTTCTTTTAAAGTTCCATAAGATTTTTGAATATACTTATTTGAATAAGTAATCTTGCCACCATTGAATACCTGATTATCTTCTGAGTCAATTGAAACAATGCTGGACAAGATACTTTGTGTTGGCATATTGCTCACAATTCCACTTTGAGCAAAGTCTTTTGTCCCATAAAGTTTTATATCTGTTTTTCTTTCAGTGGCAGTTGGCATGATGTAATTTCTTGACATTGTTACTAAATTATTATCTTCATCAAAGAACATGGATGTTTGAGTAGATTGAGCCAAATCATTAAGAACAGTGGCAACATTTGTATCTGGTGCAATATAAAAATATGGGATTACATCATCTGTCTCATTATCATTGCGATAAAATTTATAGTTAGAAAAGCCAATAGAGTCTAGCATTGTTGCAATTGCTTTGCTTAATTTTACATTTCGCATTAGTAGAGATGGTGCAATTTGTGATTCAAAGTAAAACAATAAGTCTCTTAGTTCAAGTGTAGCCATTCTATCGGCATTACTAATCTTAGGAAATCCATCGACATAGAATGTTTTGATTGGTACAAAATAAGAAAGAACATTAGTGTGGTCTGTGTCGTCTATTACTTGCTCATAAAATTTAAATTGCAAATTTTTTGAAGTAATGTCGGAAACTAAACTTCCAGTAATTTTGCCATTAGATAATGTCAAATCGTTATATTCGTTAAAAGATTGGTCATAGTCAAAGATTGAAATAGAACCAGTTGATGCAAGCAATTGACCCACAGGGATTCCACTATTTCCAATATCGGATGCAACTTTTGTAACGGAATATGAGGTTGTTTTATCCGATAAGTCAGCAACTAGTCTTGGGGACATTTCAATTAAGTCAAACATTGCACCCTGTGCACTCATTGTACTAACAACAAGTCTAATACCCTTAATATACTTAAACTCTCTATAATTAGCATCATAAACGGTGGTTGGTGTGCCATAAAATTCTGGAGAAGTTAAGGTAGTTACATTTGAAGCATTTTCTCTTAATCCTTCTTCGTTCAAATACCATCCATATATTGGGTTAAACTTTGCAGTTGTCCAATCCGAACCATTCCAAACATATATTGTTCCTTGTGGATTTACACCACTATCTGTGTCTCCTGGAATTAAGTATGCGTCACCAACATTAGCATCTATTGGCAATGCATATCTTGATGCGTATTCTCCCAATAGTCTTTTAAATGTAGCACTTGGATTAGTAATACCATACGCAAGTTCTACATATCCATCTGAACCAATTACACGTTTACCAGTGCTTCTAGTCGATGATGCATCAAATGCTTTTGCTGTTTGCCAAACATTGCTTGAGTCTAGGTATTGAATGGTCCATGTTTCTGGAGTTTCTTGATTGACCAATGCTCCTGTGTTGGTTGGGTCTTCATAAAATGGGTCATTAAAGTTTGTATTGTTTGATGTTTTATATGCTGGATTATTAAAATCACTTGCATTAGTTTGCATCTTAACAACAATTCTATTTGCAGGAACTGGGTTATTATATACAACGAATGGTGCTGCATCTTCAATATAGTATTCTCCTGTTGCTTTAAAAGCCTTTGCAATGCCACGCTCTACTGGATTAAAGTCATTAACACTAAATGTTATTGCCCCTGCTACTGCATGGTTAACCGATAGTGTCATTTGTGTAGCAGAATCAATACTTATGATAATTGCGTTGGTTCCAAATGCACCAGTACCACTGGTTTTTACAGGTGCTTGACCAACCACAAAAGAAGAAGTCGATGCTACAGATACTACGTTAGTTCCTGTTGCCAGGGTTGCTGTAAAACCAGTCAGCGTTGTGGTGTATTTGTCTGCCTCTACTCTATATGAGTTCCAATATTTAAATTTATCATCTTTTGATGCTAAGTAATATCTTGGTTGAAGAAACATGTTTTCGTTTGGAGTATTGATATACTTGCCTTTAAAAAATCTTAATTTATTAATACCAGAACGAGGTCTAAATCTAGATACACAATCTTTAAGTGAAAACAACAGTTCTTCGGTTTGATTTTTTGAAATAAACGCAGTTGGGTTAGAAGTTAAACTATTTAAGCCTGTATTATTAACAATTTGAGAAACAGTAGCACCTGTATAAGCATTTAGTGTATCTAAAATATCAAAGGTGGTTGCAGGAACGCCATAGTTTGTTTCTGTTGGGCTACCAATAGATGGTCTATATCTATAGTTTCCAAGTGTTTTAATGTTATCTGAAAAATTCATATTCCATTCTGCAATAACAATTGATTGCAAATTTACACTTGAAGAAGTTTCTAAGTAATTTTGTAATGAGGTATTGCTATACATTATACCTCTTCCAATCCCACAGAAATATTCCAAAATTCCATATTAGAACTGCCACGCTTATTGACATTATAATCAAAATTATTAATGAACATTTCAATGACTTCATTGTATTGCGACAATTGTGAGTATTCATTAATAGAAAATTTATTATGGTTATCATATGCCAAGAAAACCCAGAATGAACCTGTGTGTGTCTTGTACCAATCAAGAAGTTCATTTCCTCCTGCACCGCCGTCAACCGTATATTGTGTTCCAGATATAGTTTGTCCAGAAATGTTATCGACTCTAGATTCTAACGATGTAACCCCAGATGAGTTAAAATTTGGACTATTCGAAAATGAGCGAGATGGTAAATTATCCCAAGATGTAGTTAGCGATAGTTTGTCAGCAATGTGGTATGAACGCATGCGACCATTAATCATTCTTTGTCTTTTCTCAATACGGTTTGGCTTAAACTGTAGGTCTTTTCTGTTGTGGTCTGACAAAATAATAAAGTTTTCTCCTTGAATTGATTGACCAACTTCATACCCTTGTGGCACATAGACATACTCTGGCTCAGTATATGGATTAAGAGTTGTTCCCTCTTGAAGCATAGCACCGTCAAAATACATGTATTGACCAATTGTTGGGGTTGATGCAGAATATACATATACCCTAGCATTTGTTGTTCCTGTAGGTGCTAATCCAGTTATAGATAGTCTTGTCCATGATTCTGAATTAATTGTGGTTGCACTTGAAGTAAAAGTTTGTAGTGCTGCAGAAGCAGACCTAAATTCTAAGTTGGCTGTAAATTGTTGCCCAACTGTTCCATCTTTAACATAGATAGAAAAAGTATAATTTGTTGCAGGGCTAACGGTCAGAATTAATGATGAGTGAATGATTCCAATTTTACCTGCTGCTGCAGTTGCAGTTACCTTAGCAACGGATGTTCCTACATATGGTTTTGTTTCTGTAGAGTTAGATGCTACTGTGCCTACGCTACCGCTGGCTACTGGGTATGTCCAGTTTGTTGTCCCTGATTCAAAACTAGATGTACTTAAATTGGCAATAATGTTAGTTTGCGTTGCTGGATTAATGATAGCAAGTGGGGGTGAATCTGACCATAGCATAGCCTGTGGTCTTCTATACTTTTTACGTCCAGCCAGATATGTTGTTGTGCTCACTAACCAATGCTCCTAATTCGTTGTGAATCTATTCTCTTGATTTCCTGCAATACCTTATCGGCAATATCTGAAGAATCTGATGAATTAGCGTTCACTGTAATACTATAATTATACACTGAATCTCCGCCTGACATTGCATCTTTTCCAGCATAATTCATTCTAGCCAATTCTTGTGCTCCAATTGACTCAACTGCTGATTTCTTCATAACGAATTCTCCTGGAGTTAGCATTGCAGGGATTGTGTCAGTCCCCTGTTTTGTAAAGCCACCAAATTCAAAGTATTTAGGGACAACCGAACCACCATTAGCATATCTAGAAATCATTCCACCTTCGGCTTTTTTCTTAGTCTTATCGTCTTGTGTTGAGTTGAATCCTCCAACAAACGCTCCCCACCAGTCAGCAATTGATTTTCCAGCATTTTTAATTGCATCCATTGCTTGTTGAGGCAAACTAACTACCCAGTCAGCAATCTTTTTTGTGGTTGTTTCAAACCAGTGACCAATTGCTGGTATACCATTTTCCCAAAAATCTTTAGCCCATTTAGTCATTTTATCTGGAAGTCCTGTAATCCACTTCCATACTTTAAGTGCTTGGTCTCCCAGCCACTTGTTAATACCCTGAATTCCATTCCAAAGATTTCCAACCATTTTGCCAATGTTTTCTCCAGAGAATGTCGTTGCAAACCAATTACCAATCTTGTTAGCCTGTTCAGTAAGCCATGAGCCAATATCTTTAATTCCATTCCACATGTTGCCAACAAATTCACCAATCTTTTTAGGGTTGGTAATATCGGAGAACCAGGTTGATAATGCTTTCCATTGTTGTGCCAGCCAATCGCCAATGTTTGGGAAAAGGTTAGACCAGAAATTTGGGTCCTTCTTTTTCTTAGCATCTGCTGCAGCATTGTCAGCACCAAGCATTGGCAATGCATCTGTTGGTGTTGAAGTTTCACTTGTTGTACTTGAACTTCCATCACCAGTACCATATGTTGGGTTATATGGTGTAGGCAATACTGAAATCTTTTTATTTGCCTCTAGTAGTCGTTGAGCAGCATCTGCAGCGATTACTGCATTTTTTCCAATGCCAACCTGACGGTCAAGTTCTAGAAGTTTATTAGCAGCAATCTTTGCTGTGTTTTCTTCAATTTTTGCTTCAAGACTTTGTCTAGTTTCAGTGTGTCCTAAAATAGTTACGGTTATATCTGCCAACTCTGCTTTTCTAGCATTTTCTAGACTGTTTTTAGCATCATCAAGTGCAGCCTTTTGACTATCTTGTTTTGCTTTTAGTGCTACACGAGCAGCAGCAGCAATGTCACCCTTTGAAAGTGCATCAGCAAGGTCCATAGTGTTTTGCTGTAGTTGATTGTTCTTTTCTTGAGCCTTGCCAATTTCATCAAGAGCCTTTACACGAGCATCATACTTTTCATTAATTTTCTTTTCTTTACCAGCAATAACATCAAGACCAGAGTTGTAAAGTTCGTTGTCTTTTCCTGCTCTTTCTGATTCGCTGGAAGTTACATAAGCCATTCCAATCTTTGCATCTTCAACTTGCTTTGCAATACGAATAGCATCTTTACCAGCCTTAGTAAGTTTACCTGTAGCACGGTCAATAATCTTATCAATATCTTTTTGGTCTCCACCCAATACCGCCTGAATAAAGTTTGCATCTGCACCATAGGCGTGAAGTCTTTGTGCAAGACCAGCACCAGAGTTAAGAGCATCCTTACTCCATCTTCTCATAGCCTTCATTGAATCAGCAAAGCCAATGGTGAGTTTTTGTTGCCATCCAGAAGCATCTCTAATTGAATTTACATATTGGTCAAGGAACGATGCTGCAGGTGGACCTCCGCTTCCACCTTTTTTATCTCCTCCAGGAACCTTGCTTGAGTCAACGTTTGCTGCAGTAACAGAACGAGCAACTGCTTTTTGATAATCCTCTGCAGTTTTCCCTGGGTTTTCTTTCATATATGCTTGTGATGCTTGCTTAAATTCTTTAGTTCCCTTAAGAGCAGTGGTAGTTTTAATGCTAGTGATATATGTAATTTGTTGTTCTTTATCTAAGTGACTAAAATATGAAGTATCTGCTTTAAGCAAAGCCATTTCATCTTTACCAATATACTTAGCCTTAGCAATTACGTCAACATTTAATTTTCCTTTGTATCGTCCAATAGCATCCATATCTTGCTTAATCTTTAATGCATCACCTTTATTCTTTTGGAAGTAGGTCATCAAGAAGTTGAGGTTGATATTGCTTTGGTTTTTTGAAACAAGTGTCATAGCATCGATAAGTTCTTGAGATTTTCCTGAATCTGTTTGTGCACTAAAGGTAAGCATAAATTTCTTTTGGTCTTCAATATTACTAAACATTTGTGCAACTTGAAGTGCCTGGTCTACTTGAATACCCTTTTGAGAAATCATCTTGGTAAGTTCATCCATACCTGCTTGACTTCCACCATAAAGATTTTTAATTGTGTCAATTTGACTTAGACCAATTTGACCAGAAGAAACTTCTTGCTTAAGCAATGTTTGCTGACCAAAGTTGCCCTGCATTTGGTCAATATTCTGTAGAGCCATCTTAGCCTGAATGTCTTGACCAGTACCTTTAAACTTTTCGGTAACAGCATTGTTTGCTGTTTCCTTAATTGCATCTTGCTGTCCCCACCAACCAACACCAAGGGCTGAAAGAGGTCCGCTATCGGCAGCATTAGACGCATTTACTATTGCATCTACAGTTTTAGTATTTTCATCAAGAAGTTTTTGCTTATCCTTTTCTTTTTGTATAGCCAAATCTGCTGCTAAAATAGAGTTGCCCTGAGCCTTGGCAATTTCAATACGTTTTTGATATTCAAGGTCAAGTCCATCTAGCATTTGTTTTTGCACTTCTAGGGCATTACCTGCTTGAGCAGCAAAGGCTGCTGCTGATGTGTTTGCTTGTTCAATACGACCCCACATCGTTGTCCACAATTTTGCAGTAACAGCAATTGAGTTACCCTCAACTAGTGATTTAAAGATATTTCCCTTGCCAGAAGCAGCGGTCATTGGAATAACAAATTGAGTCTGAACCATTTGCCCAGCAGTCTTTAGACCCTCTTCTGCATTCATTAGGCTGTGTTGTTGCATGTTATCAATTGACTTTGCAAGTTGAACTTCTGAATCTTTAGCAACTTGCAGTCTAAGTTTTAGAGGTTCTTTGGCAAGATTTTCACCGTTTGGACCATAAATATTAAGTAGTGTTGATGCTGCTCCAATACCCAAAGTTTGGTTACCCATTTGAGCACCAACGTTTCCAGCAATGCTTCTTGCTTGGTCTGCTTTAAGCACACCAGATGAAACTGCTGCACTAAGTTGTTCTGTAAGTGCCCTCTGTGCTTCTGCATTACCACCCTTTGATTGTGCTTCGGAAATTACCTTAACCAAGGCTTTTCCATCTTCAGTTTGCATATAACTAGAGCCAAATGTTTGTTTGCCTGGTTTAATTTGATATGGACTAAATGCTTCTGCACGTTTTCTATCCATAATTTCTGATGCACTTACACTCTTTGCAAAATTTTCAAATTTCATCATTGCTTTATTACCAGTACCAATTGATTCTACAAAGTCTACAGTTTTCTTTCTTGCTTCTGTAAGTGCAGTATTGAGTTGAATACCAATAGTAACAAGTGCCATCAAAGCACCAACAACCATACCAGCAGGACCAGGAATCATGGACATTGCTGATGCAGCAGCACCAATAGGACCTACAGCAGCCTTACCAATATCACCAATAGGACCTGGCATGGTAGCAGCAATACCTGCAGCGACTGCAGCACCACGAACATATTTGCCAACTTTGGCTGTGCCAGCACCCTGTGTAAATAGTTTTGTCTTTGCACTTTCAAGTCCAGACATAAACTTGTTTGGTGTCTTAGTGGTTCCAGTTGTATCACCTTCACCACCAGTTTCTCCACCACCACTTTCTTTACCACTCAAATCTGGAATTTCAGTACCCTTTGATTTGTCCTCCATAAGCACTACAGGAAGTGGGTTTGTTTCGCTATATTTTTCTAGAGGGAATCCAGAAACATCTCCAGTTCCACTGCTATATCCTGGCACAATTGTTCCGTTGGCAAATCCTGGAAGACTTCCCTTAATCATTTGTGAAATAAGTCCACGGTGTTGTTGAGCCTTGTCAGCAGGGATTACAGCCTCTCCTGGAGATAGCATAGCAGGAACAACATCTCCAGCACCCTTTGGACCAGGTACTGAGAATACTCCATTAGCAAGTTTTAGTGGGTCATATGTAGGAATATTTAGAAGACTAATAGCACCACGAGTTTCTGGCATGTCGTCATAAAACTCTTCAATATCGTAATACTTCATGAATGCTGATGTTTTGTCATACTTCATCTGCCACGGTTTACGGTAGTCTTTGTCTCTTCTAGATACTAACTTGATACCTTTCATGTCAATGCCAAGTTTTGTCAAAGTTTCAATAGTATGTGGGTCATATGAATCAGGGCGAGCAGTCATAAGGATAATCTTGTTACCCCTAGCCTGAGCAGCCTTTAGTGCTGCAATACCTGCAGGAATTGGCTGAGGGTTTTTAGCAACTTCTTTGTGCCATTTAGTTCTTTGTTCTACAGGCAGTTTTTCGTTTGCTGCTTGGTGTGCTGGCATAAAAGATGATAAATCAAGTAGGGTATCGTCAATGTCAAATACAGAAGCCTTTGGCTTAACTTTAGAAACTCCGCCAACATTTTCAGTTCCTAATGCAAATCCAGGGATACCAAATTTCTTAGCAGCGGTTGGGTCAATGTATCCGTTGCCCATAAGTGTTGATAGACTACCAGCAACAATACCAAATAGACCTTCATTAGAAAATTCTTTTGCTGTTGAGTCATATGCTGGCTGACCCTTAGTGCTAAATGCTCCTGGTCTATCACTATTGGTCTTAAATTTAATTGGTTTAAACTTAGTTCCTTCTGATTGTGGTCCAAAGTTACCATTCTTATCTGGAAGCAAGTCTTGTGGTGCTGTTGGCATATTTCCAGAATAGTTACCTGCTGCAGCCCAAGCCCTGTACGCTTCTTGTGCTCTTCTTCTAATTTCTTTTTCTTTTGGAGTTGCTGATGCACCATCGCTACCAAATGAATCTAATGCCCATCTACCAAGGCGAGCACCGAATGGTGTGTCAAGACTGCTGGCAGTTGCATTAAATCCAATTTCATTGCGTCTTAGCATACCTAGAATTAGGTCGTGGTTACTTTCGCCAACTCCTCTTTCAAACTTTGAACGAACAGTTCCAACTTGATTTGACCTAGCCCAAATAAGTTCTGCAGCACCACCAAGTGGCGAGTTTTCTCCAGATTTGTTACTTAAAAAGTCTTCAACGTTTTTAGCAAAAATTTTATCTTTAATCAATGGTAGTGCTGATAGTCTTTGACCAATCATATTTTCTAATTGTTGTGATTGTGATAGGTCTTTAACTCCTGCCATTCTTGCAGTTTTTGCTAATTTTCCAAAGAATGAATTATAGATTTCAGCAAATAGACTTCCTGGCATACCACCATTTGCTTCTTTAATTTGCTGGTTTAGTTTACCTGGCATAGTCATTGTCAGGTTACTGAGAACTTCAAAGTTTGTGAAATCTTCTGGTGTTGAGTTTTTATATACTCTCTTTAGTTCTGCTTGAATCTTTGGGTCTTTAGGGTCCAACCCACCAAAGGCGTGGGTTTCCTGAATACCACCAACAAGGAGTTGTCCAAGTTGTGCTGTGCTTAGTGTTGCTAATTTAGCATCTAGTGCTGCATCTCCAGTTGTTCCGCCATTAAATAGTTTTGGTTTAACTGCAGAGTGCATAACTTGATACTTACCCCAGTCAACACCCAAACCAGCCTCAAGTCTTTGTTGCATTTCCGCATACGCAGCCTTTTCTTCTGGTGACATTGGACCAAATCCAGCAATAGTAGACTGAAGTTTTGGAATTACTCTTTGAATTTCTGCTTTCATTGCTGCATCATATTGTGCAGGAGTCATCTTTGATACTTGTTCAGATGTTGCTTCAGCAAAGAATCTCTTAGCACCGCCCTTTACACCAAGAAGATTAATAATGGCTTGTTCTTCCATTGAATTAATCTTTGCACCAAGTTCACGTTTTCCAGATGCTCTTTGGAATACACCAGCAGTTCCAACATCGGCAAGAACATTACCACCAAGATTGCCAATGCCAAGGTCTTTATCTCCACGAAGAAGTGATGCTACAAGTTGTGTGAAATAATCTTTATTGCTAAATGTTTTTGGAACATTTGCAAGTCTTTCGTCTAGTGGGGATTCAAGAACAATAAACCTACGCTTATGGTCTGGGTCTGTTGGGTCCATCATTACACGAATCTGTTGCTGAGGTGACACAAGACCATGAGCACCACGAGCAATTTCTGTTCCACGAACTTCTGCCAAAGCAGATGCTAGATTCATTTGTGGCTTAACAAATACCTTTGTACCATCTGGCTTTTGATAAATGCCACCTACCTCAAAGGCAGGGAATGAGTGACCACTAGTTGGAGAAATTTGTGTACCAAAATCAGTTGGTGGCACATTTCCATATGGACCAGCCATAACTTCATCGCTAATTTCTTTTAGTTGAAGACCTGTGCGACCCAAACCTTCAGTTTGTTTTTGGGTTAGTGGACCATAGATGCTTTGACGCATTCCTGCACCAGCAGTACCAGTCTCAAAACCTGGAAGGTTGCCAGCAATCATTCCTCTAATTACTGGTGCATACTTTTTGGCTGAGGCAGCAGGAATAACTGCTTCTCCAGGTGATAGTAGTGCTGGAACAATGTCACCTGCACCATTTGGACCAGGAACCATAGAAACACCAGTAGCATATTTTTTAGGAGATGGAGTAGGTGTGTTTGCAGGTGTTGCATTTGGATTACCAACAGGAACGTTTGGAACGCCAGCAAAAGCCTGTTGAGCCTGAATAGCATTTCTATATGCTGTTGTCAAATCATTAATTGCTGTTGTTTCAGATGTAAATGTTTGACGAAGTTTTGCGTGAGCCTGGTCAAGAGATGATGCAATAGCAGCACCCTTTAGTTGCTCTGTATTCATATACTGGGTTTGCTCACCAAGAATATTAGTTCTATTGCCTGTTCTATTTAGGAAACTCTTTAGGTTAGTAAATAGTTTCATAATGTTAGCAATACCGTTTGAAATCAGACCGAATGACATTAGCAATAGCGGACCAATACCTGCTACTGCAGTTACTAAAATAGTAATAAACTTTTTAGAGCCTTCGCTAAGGTTATTAAACCCATCAAGGATTTTAGATACAAAGTTGATGATTGGAGTAACAGCCTTAAGGAAGGCTTCTCCTACTGGTGCTAACTTAGCCTTCATTTCCTCAATTGATTTTTGGAACTTGTACATAGGAGAATCTGAAATCTTTTTTAGTTCTCGTTCTGATAGAATGGCTAGTTCTTCTGCAGTTGAATTTGCTAGACCTGCAACCTTATTTGCCTGACTACCTTGGTCAATTACGTTTTTAAACAATGTTGAAATACGAGAGAATTGGAACTTTCCAAACATCATTTCGATAGCACGAGAACGATTTAGTGGGTCAAGCGTATCAAAAGCCTTAGCCATATCAATAACGGTTTGTTTAACATTTCCTTTATCTTGATTAACAATTGATTTAACGTTGATTCCAAAACCAGCAAGAAAGTCAGATGCTTGCTTAGTTGGATTAATCATAGATGCTAAACCAGACTTAAGTGCGTTAGCACCTTCGGATGCATTAATGCCACCTTCTTTCATTGCTGTCATAAAGAAGGCTAGGTCTTCTACGCTACCACCAAGTTGCTTAACAACTGGGGCAGCCTTTGGAATAGCAGTAGTCAAATCTTCAATGGATAGTACTGTTTGGTTTTCTACTGCGTTTAAGAAGTTAACTTTTCCAGATAGTTTGTCTGCTGCTGTTCCGAATGCATTTGTCAAACTGATTGTGGTTTGCAATGCTTTATTTTGGTCAACACCGCCGAGAACTGAAAGTTTGGCTGCTTCATTTACCTGTGCAAGTAAGTCTGAGCCAGTTTTACCCATTGCAGCAGCATTTGCTGCCATGTCCATAGTATCTGCAACAGCAACTCCATATTGGGTAAATTGTGTAGCCAATCCCTGAACCGCTTTAGCCATCTTATTGGCTTCTTCTGCGGTAGTTTGCATATCTCCATATACACGCTTAAACTTTACAGAAGCCTGTTCAATTTGCATATATGCTTTAGCAGCAGCAGAACCAGCCATCGTTAGTGGTACTGTAAAACCAACCATAAGTTGGCGACCTGCCCACTGAGTGTTTTTACCAAAGTTTAGAAGTTGGGTAGAACCCTGTTTCATTAACTGGTTAAATAGTGCTTGTCTTTGTGCAGCAATTTGAGTTTTAGTACCAAGGTCATTTAGGTCAAGGGCTAGTGGTCTTACAGAAATTGCTTTCATCGCACCAGAAGCATCACGTCCTAGTTTGATGTATTGCGTTTGGATTGTTTTTACTCTGTCAAGTGCTACCTGATTAATTGTTTCAAATTCAGATTTAAAAAGTTTACCAAAAGTTTTTGATGCTCCACCTGCATAGCGGAAGTACTCACCCATTGTGAGTTTGTTCTTTTCAAGTGCTGTTGTAAAGCGTTCTGCACTTGTTTGAATTGTTTGAATGTTTGCCTGAAACTTACCAGTTGCATTGATAGAGTTTACAAGGTTTTGCTGCATTGCTCGTGCAGCAGCAGCGTTGTCAGCACCTGCTTTTCGCATGGCTTGCTGAAAGGCTGATATTTGCTGTTGCAAAAGTTTTAGTTGCGCCAGAGCATCTGACGTATCTATA